TTATCCGTCCGCCCCTCCGAGGGCGCCTATCGCTTGGTCGGCGAGGCGCACTTGGTCGGCCGCCGCGGTGTATCGGGACACCTCGGAATTGGTCTTGTGGCCCGTGATCGACTTGATCAGCTGGTTCGAGCAGCCGGCCTCGGCGAGGCGCCTGGACGCCGCCTTGCGCAGCCCGTGAGCCGAACAGTGCGACAGGCCGACCGCGTCACACTGCTCGCGAAACCAGTTCCCGAAGCCGGCGGCCGAATAGGGCCGGCCGAAGGCGGTCACCAGGAAGGTGAGGTTGTCGCGCGGCGTATCCGCCAGAACGCGCACCAGCGCCGGATGCATGGGGATCTCAAGGCGCGCGCCGGTCTTCTGCTGGACGACCGTGATGCGCCCACTGGTGACGTGCTGCCAGCCCATCCCGACGACGTCGGAGCGCCGCTGGCCCGTGTAGAGCAGCAGCGCCATCGCCAACCTCGCCTTGCCGCCCACGGGGTGCGTTGCCTCATAGCGGGCGATCTCAGCCTCGGTCCAGGTGTGGAAGCCGTCGCCCTTCATCGAATAGCCGCGCAGGTCGACCGTCGGGTTGTCGCTTCGCATGCCGATGTCGACGGCGAAGCGCATGATCGTCTTGAGAAGGTCGAGCAGATTGTTCGCGGCCGCCGGCGTCGCCGCCATCCTGCCGAGGATGGCCTTGATGTGCTGGCGCTGAATGAGCGCGATCCGCTTGTCCCCGTGCTCATGCCGGAAGCGCTCAAGCTGGCGCCGATAGGTCACCTTAGTTGAGGGCGCCAGGCCGAGGAACTCCGGCGACAAGTAATAGGCGATGATCACAGCCGAGACGCTACCCGGCTTCGTCCGACCACTCCCGACGTCGAGCTTCGGCGCCGCCTCTCCGTTGAGGCAGGCGGCATACTCCTGCCACCAATCGGCGGTGTCCCGCTCGGCCTTGAAGTAGTGATCGACCCTCCCCTTGCGCCGAAAGCGGCACCGCCACTTGCCGTGGCGGTCCCGGAACTCGGTGACGCCATCCGGCAAGCCACTCCTCTTGCGGCGCCGTGTTCTCTTCACCGGAGGACCTCGTCCCACTCGTTACCGGTCGCTGCCGCTGCGGCCGGCGGGGGCTCGCCGAGGACGATCCGGATATTGCCGTTCGGGTCGATCTCGACGCCGCGGATGGGCTCGCCCGCCGCCTTCACGCCCTTGAGGGCGCGCGACACGTCGGCCTGACTAAATGCGGCACGCCTCGACATAGCTCCCCTCCTCAGGGGCGTGGGAAGGCTGCAGGGGTGGCGTTACCGACCGCTGCCCTTGCGGACCGCGGGGGGCGGCCGGGGGGCGCCCCGGGGCGGGCGGGGGTGGGGGGCCCGTGGGGCCCGCGCCGCGCGCCGTGCGCGCGCCGCGGTACGGGCTGGTGTGGTCGCCGGTCCGAAAGGCCGGAAGGCGCCCCTCGCGGATCATCCGCAGGGCGGTCGACTTGCTCACGCCGATCGCCTTGGCGATCGCCTCGGCGCCGGCGAGGAAGCGATCACTCGTCGCCATCACCGCCCCCTTGGCGTGTGTTTCTCGACGACGTCGGCAATCCGATCGTACTCGTCTCGGGGAGGCCTCGCGGCATCGCGCGCCACCAGGAAGACGTCCAACGACGACACGATCCGCTCGACGTCGACGACCACGCACGACGTAGCCCGCGCCTGCGCATCGGCGAACCAATCAATGAGTTGCTCGGCGAACACGATTGTCGCCCGGTGACCGCCATTCTCGTCCTCGAAAGGACGGTAGTTCATCCCGTCCGGACCCAAGCCGCCAGGAAACACGACGAGGAAAACCCGCGTCTTCATCTCTCTTGCCTCCGAAACGACCTTATCGTAGCCGGTCCGGTCGGCGGTCAGGAAGTTGTCGAACATAAAGACGTCTTTGACGAACGCGTTCTGGATCGAATTCCACTCCAAGCCGTTCTTGCGAAGCTCGGCGATCGTCTTGAAGAGATGAAGCATGCCGCGGGTCCAGTCGCGCGGCATGCTGCTCGACGTGAGCAGATTCTCGCCGAAGCCGAAACGCGCGAAGGCTTGGTCGATCTGGCCCTTCGTGAAGCCGGTATAGTCGCACGCCTCGCGTGTGGTAAGTGTCAGCACGTCAGATCCTCCGCCGAGACAACTAACGGCGAAGGTCGCTGTGTGGCTTCGTTTTGTCAATCTATCTATTCCGCCTCCAGGTCTCCGATCGCCTTGCACGCCATCGCCGCCAATTCATGCTCGCGGCCGCTGAAGGCGCCGTGGATGAGGGCCGCGCGCACCAGCACTTCGGTGACGAGGTCCATCCGTTCTGGCTTCTCAAGCGCCATGAACCGGTCCTGCATGGTGGACACCGCAGCATCGCGCCAGTTGGCGTGAACCGCAGAGATCTCGTCGAGTGCATACGTCACATAGCTCTTATTTGTGTAGCTGCTCGTACACTCGACGAACACGTCGGCGGCGCGCTCGGCAGCAGCGAACATTGCGTGAAGCTCTACAATACTTGCGGTTGCCAGCTTGCGCTTGTTGCGCGGCACGGCGACCCGCGCATCCGTCAAGCTGTCCTGTTCGCCTTCGTACTGGACCTCGTGTTGCACTGGCGGCCGTGTCTGGAGGCGGTTCGCTACACGGCTGATTATGTGCTCAACGATGTTCCGCTCTTCGTCTGGTGGCCCCTTCATCCTGCCGAGAAGCGCTTCGGCGAACAGCAGCGCGTCGATCGCTTCCGCGTCGCTGCCGATTCGCTCGGCATTCAGCAGCGCTCGATAGGCCCCTTCCACCCGCGTGAGATCCGCCGCACTCGGCTCGCCGCTCGCTTCGTCGCCGCTCGACGTGACCAGCGCCGAGCATGCCACCCGGTATGTGCGCACAGCGTCGCCAAGCGTGGCACCCTGCCCTTTTGCGTTCATATGTTGTCCCTCCGCTACATCGGGTTTATTGGTTACCCTGTAACGGATTTGGCACGTCGTTTCGGATAACGTCAATTGTTTTTTGTAACAGGGTGACAAAATGAATGGGGCGCAATGTCGGATGGCGCGCGCTGCCCTGCAGCTCGGCGTGCGAGAATTGGCAGAGGTGGCACGTGTGTCGCCGACTACCGTTACCAGGCTTGAGGCCGGAGAAGAGCTTAAGCCGCGAACGGTCGATGCGGTCCGTTCCGCGCTCGAAGCGGCCGGCGTAGAATTCATCGCAGAGAATGGCGGCGGCCCGGGCGTGCGGCTGCGGAAGTAGCCGGGCGACGAGCCCCTTCTCCCGCCACCTTCAGCCGCTCGCGATCCAGCCTCTTGAGGATCTCCACCTCATACGGCTGTAGCTCGACACCGACGAGCCGCGCCCACGCCTCCATTTCGGCATAGGCGATCGGATTGATCCCGAAGCCCGACGCGGTGCGTGATCCGTCGAGCGCCTAGAAGGCGCCCCAGAGGAACGCCCCGTCGAGAGGCACCTCCGCCACGTCCACCGGCACGCCTGCATGGGCGTAGCGCTGCCGCAGCGTCACGCCGTGCTCGTCGGCGGTATCGAAGCGCAGCGTGTGCCGAAGCGCATCGAGCAGCTCGTCGGCCAGCGCGTCGAGAACGGCCGAGCGATGCATCACTGCCCCGTGTCCGCCCGCCGCCGCGCCTGGCGCGAGTCGATCGTGCGGTCATAGGAGGCGATTCCCTGTTCCACGGCTCTGCGCGCCACCAGGTCGGCTCGCTGCAACAGCTCCTTGTCGCCGTTGCCCTCCACGCGCAGCGTGAAGTTCATGTTGACCGGCCGGCCGCCCCCGCCGTTCGGCTGCACGGTGACGCCGGTGCGGCCGCCGAAGATCGGCTCCGGCCCGTTCTCACCGGTCATACCCCACATGCCGGCCGGGATATGCCCGCCACTCGCGAACCCGCCGGCGAACAAGCTGCCGACGACGTTGCTCAACATGCTCATCAGCCCGCCGCCCGTGCTGCCGCCTGCCGCGCCACCCATCCCGAACAGACCGTCGAGCCCGGCGTCGAGAAGACGGTCGGACAGCCGGGCGAACGCCTGGCCGAGTGCGTCGGCAGCGTTCGCGCCGTCCTTCATCGCATGGGCGAACGTGCCGGCGAAATCCCGGCCGGTTGCGTTCAGCTCTTCGGCCGCCGCCGTGTTGCGCTCGGCCGCGGCCGCCGCTGCCTCGCGCGCCGCCACCAGCGCGTGGTTCTGCGTCACCAGCTCGGCGATGGCGCGCCCCTCGGCGCTCGCCGCATCGACCCCGGCGCGACGTTGTTCCTCGGCGATTTTCTGCTGAAGGTCGTTGCGCCGGAGCTGCTCACTCTCGAACTGCAGCGCACTCATCACGCCGGCGATCGCCTCCGCCTGGCGCTTCGCCGCCTCCGCTTCCTCGTCGCGCTCGCTGGCGCCGCCGCCGCGCGCACCGGCAAGCTCGAGGTGGGCGTGCCGACCGTCGAGCGGCCGCTCGCCCGGCACCGGCGCCGAGAGGCCGTAAGCGGCCATGTTTGACTGGACCCACTGCCGCCCGGCCTGTGAACCGAACGTCAAGTCGACTGCCGCCCCCTGTTCGTGCATGGAGCTGCCAGGCGGCGCGACGTGCTTCCGCGCCTCCGCCGGCGAGCCATACTTCGCCAGCGCCGCATTCCACAGCACGCGTTGCTGTTCGGTCGATCGCTTACCAGAGGTCACCGTGAGGTCGTGGCCCGCCGCCGCAGCGTCGGCGATCATCTGTCGCACCGACCCCTCGAGGTCGTCCGCGACGCTGGCGAGCTTGTCTACGCTGCCGCCGACGATGTTGAGCTCGAGGGGAGCACTCGCCCCCGTGCGAGCGGCCCGGCCGGCCAGCTCGTTCTGCAGCTTGGCGATCTCCGCCTGTTGGTTCGCCACGTATGTGCCCGAAACGGGCCCCATGACCGAACCTTGAACGTCCTCGATCGCCTTCCGGCGATTGGCGATCTCGCCCTCGATAGAAGACCGCGACCGCGTCTCGATCGTCGACAGCAGCTCCGCAAAGTATGCCAGTTCGCCGGCGACAGAGACGATCGCGCCCTTGAGGCTCGTGCCGATCGTCGTCGCAAGCCGGTTGAACTGGCGGTCGATCTCGACGGCGCGGCGCCCGATTTCTTCGTCGAGCACGCCACCGATGCGGCTCGCCTCGTCCGTCAGCTCGCGCAAGCCACGCGAGCCGTCGGCGAGGAACTTCAGGAACTCCTCGCCGCCGGTGCCGCCGAGCAGCTCGTCGGCGATCCGGATCTGCGCCGCCTTGTCGACGCTCCCCAGGCGCTTGAGGATCTCGTCGAGCAGCGCGACCGGATCCGCGAGCTTGCGCTTGAGATCCTCGGCGCCATAGCCGAGCCGCTCGAAGGCCTCGGCCGCCGACCCGCCACCGGTGACGACGAACTCGTCGGCGCGAAGCTGCAGCTCCTTCAGCCCGTCCACCAGGCCGTCGACCGACACGCCGTTCTGATCGGCCGCGTACTTCAGCTTCTGGAAGGCCTCGAAGCTCACGCCGGCCTTGGCCGCCTCGCCGCGCATGGCGGCGATCGACCGCGTGGTCGCGGTGAACAGCCGCGGCAGCTCGGTCAGCAAGCTGGCCGCCGCACCGCCGGCGAAGCCCGCTCCGAAGGCGCCGAGCAGGTTGCCCCGGAAGGCCTTGGAGAACTCCCCCACCTTCGCGGAGGTCGTTGCCAGCGCGCGGTTGATCGACCGGCTGGACCGCTCGAAGTCCTTTTCCATGCGCGCGGTCGCCCGAGACGATCCGGCGGTAAGCTGCCCATAGGTGCGCGTCGCCGTCCCGCTCGCCTTCGCCATGCCCTTCTCGAAGGCCGTGACGCGCGATTCCAGGCTCACCACCAGGCGTTCGATATCGGTCGCCATGTTCGGTCCCTCAGATCACCAGCAGCCCCGTGGGGCGCTCGTCGGTTTCGTAGACGCTGATACCGCTGTCGCCTGCCGAGGCGCGCGCCACGGCCATCGCAGACGCGACGGCGCCGTCGATGCGGTCGCGGCTCTTGCCCTTGTGGAAAACCCGGTTGCCGGCGCTGTCGGTGTGAACGGCGACGTGCTCGAAGTTCCACCGCAGCACCGGGTGGGCACCGTGGCGGAAGCGCCGGCCGACGATCGCCCGCTCGAGCTCCTTCACCGCCGGCGCCATCGTCACCCAGCCTTGCCGCATCTCGACCGCCGGCAAGCCGTCCTCGAGCAGCTCGTTCAGCATGTTGCGTGCGAGGTGCGGGTCGAAGGCAATCTCGCGGACGTCGAAGATCTCGCACAGCTCCCGAACCTTTGCCTCGACGGCGCGGAAGTCGACGACATTGCCCGGCGTCGGCGTGATGAACCCCGCCTCCGCCCAGGTGGGGTAAGGCACACCGTCGCGATCGGCGCGGGTCCGGAGATTGTCGGCCGGACAGAAGAACCACGGGTGAACCTGATACCCGTCCTCACCGTCCCGCCAGCACGCCACGATGCACGTCAGGTCGCCGTTCGACGAGAGGTCGACCGCGAGCCAGCAAGGTGCCCCGGCGAGCGCCTCAACGTCGACCGGCGCGGCGCCCTCGTCGTAGACGTCCATATCCACGAACGGATCGCTCGAATGATCGAGCCAGACATTCAGGTGTAGCTGGCGAAATGCTTCACGATCCCCGGGGCGCTGCGCCGCTTCTCGAGCGAGCTGGCGAAGCCCCTCGATGTCGGGGAACGCGGGGGTGCATGAGAGGCCAGGATTGACCGCCCGCCACACGGCTTCATCCCGCCAATCGGCATCGCGCGACGTCTCGTAGAGGATCGGCAGCGTCGCCGGGTCGATGATCGAACCCTTCGCCACCTGGCGAGCGTAGTCGACGATCTCCCAGGCGATGTTCTCCTGGCCGCGGCCGGCCGTCGTGATGACGACGAGCAGCGACTCGGCCGACTTCACGAGGCCTGTCCGCATGACGTCCCACAGATCCCGCTTTCGCCAGGCGTGCAGCTCGTCGGCGAGCACGAAATTCGGCGTGCGGCCGTGTTGCGTTCCGGCGTCAGACGAGATCGCTTCCAACACCGACGATGACTTCGGATGAGTGATCCGGTTCTTGTGGTCGACGAGCTTGGTCGCACCCAGCAATTGCCGATCCTCTGCGATGATACCCGCCGCCCCTTCCCACGCGATGCGCGCCTGTTTCTGATCAGCTGCCGCCGCGACCACTTGGCCGCCCGTCACACGCTCCGGACCGAACAGGTGGAGCAGCGACAGGGCGGCGCCGAGCGAGGTCTTGCGGTTGCCTCGCGGCAGCAGGATCACGACCGTGCGCACGATCCGCCGGCCGTCCGGATGGCGAGGCCCATAGATCCGGCGGACGATGTCTTCCTGCCATGGCGGCAGCTCGAAGGCGCGCCCGGCCTGGCGGCTCTTGGGATGCCGCAGCATCCGCAGGAAACGCACCGCGCGGTCGCCGTGGCCGAGAGGATCCGGAGCGTCAGACATCGAACTCGTCGGCAAACGACCCCTGCCCCTCATGCGAGCCGAGCCGCTCGCGCGACATGGGCGTCAGGCCGAGCTCGGCTGCGAGGCGACGCGCCTCGACGGTGAAGTCCTTCACGGTCTGCAGCGCCGGGTGACGGATGAGGCGACCGTTGCCGGCTGCGATCGTTGCGCCTTCGTCGGCTACTTGCTCTTGCGCCTGGCGCGCCAGGCCGACCGCCATGCAGTAGCTTTCCAGCACACCGAAGTCGGCCACCGTGAGTGTCCGCCGCCGAACTAGCGTCGGCATGACTCGACGCCATTCGGCTTGCCCCGCCGATGGCAACCAGTCCGGCGGATCCGGCGCCTCGGTGATCGCATCGAGGTGCGCCGGCAAGTTGTCGGGTTTCCGGCCCTTGGTCACGGCGCCGGTTCCATGGCGTAGGACGTCTTCAGCCGCCGGCATCGCAGCTCCATGCCGCGCCGGCGATCGATCTCGACGACCTCGAGAATCTCGTACGTCTCGACGCGATCCCGCTCCTGAACCATGGCGCGGTTGCCGGGATTCACGTCGATCCACCTCGCCCGGCGGATGCGGAACGTCGCCTCGTCGGCGAGCGCCGGCCCCGCTTCCGAAGGCGCACGCCCCATGCGGTTCTCGACCTTCTCGGCCATCAGCTCGGCCGACTGGTCCCACGTCTCCCGAACCTGCCCGAACTCGTCGACGAGCACGGGTGCGAGCCTGTGCAGCCAGATCTTGTGCACGAGCTTTCCCGCGCGCATCACTGCGCCTCCGTCAGCAGGGCAGAGAAGACGAGCACGCCGTGGCCCGACTGGCCGTCCGGATCGTGCATGTAGCGGGCGGAATCGAACATCAGCGACACCGGGAGCCCGTCCGGGTAGACCGTCACGTCGCCGTGCAAGGCCTTCTCGACCGCCGCGCCGATGCGCTTGGTTTCAGCGAGTCCCCCCGCCCGCCGGCGATCGTCGAGCACCACCGTCGTGATCCGCGTCCAGACATGCAACGTCACGAAGATGCGAGCGACGCGGTAGCCCCAAGACGAGGCTGGCCCGATCAAGGCATCTTCCGCCAGGCGCTGCGATTCCCCCAGGATGACGCAAGGGTACGTCTCCGGCAGCGCGCCGCCCGGCTTGTCCCATATCGCCGGTAGCGAGCCGCTGTTGTCGGAGGTCCAGTCGATCGACGTCAGCATCGCCACGACGCCGGCGTCGGCCTTGAGCTTGGCGACAATCGCAGCCTGCAACAGGCGCTCGCCTTCCATCAGGTGCTCCCGCCCTTGGCAGCGTCGCGGACGGCCTTGCCGACGGACCGGTTGATCCGCGCCTTGATGCGCTTCGCCGCGAGCCGGTAGGCCGGCCAGAAGAACGGCTGCGCCGGCGCCTTGGCCGTGCCGTACTCGACCAGGTGCGGATAGCGAACCTCGGTGTTGCCGGCGGTCACTTGCACCGTCCCCTCCGGCACGACGGAGCTGCCGCCTGGCTGCGAGTAGGGTGGCGTCGCCCGACCTCCCGGCGTCATCTCGATCGAATTCCGCAGCGCCCCGCTGTCCACCGGCGCGAGCGCCCTGGCGCCGTCGACCAGGTCGCGTCCGCCCGCCTCGAGCGCCTTCATCATCTCGACCTTTGCCGCCTCCGGCAGCTTGCGGAAGCGCGCCTCGAGGCGGGCCAGCTGGCGGCGCTCATCCGGTTTCAAGCGAACCTCCAACGGCGGAACGGCGCAATGAGGTCGTGCAGGCCGATCGGCAACTCGGTGGCGCCGGTGCCGGTGACGACGGCCTCGCGGTTTTCGAGGAGGTGTCCGGCGAGGAGCCGCACCGCCTCGCGCAGCGCCTCCGGCACGGCGGCCGGCTCGGCACCGTAGCCGGCGGTGAAGGTGATCTCGACGGAGCCCGGCAGCGTGTCCGTCGCCGGCCACGCCGCGACGGGGGCAACGATGCCGTCGGCTCCGGCACCCCGTACGACATAGGCCTCCGGCGCCAGAGTGCGCAGCACGCGGCTGGTGTCGATGTAACTGACGGCCCCTACCGAGACGAGCGGTGGAAACGGCAGCGGCTGATAGCTGGAGCTGAAGGCGTCGAGCACCACGCGCAGCGTCCGCGTGATCATCGCAACGCCGGTGAGGTTCTCGACGAACTGGCGAGCTGCAACGATCTTCGCCGCGAGCATCGCTTCGTCGCCGCTGTAGGGTGGCGTCAGACTGCCGAGGTCAACCACGGGCAGCGCCGCGTGTGTCATCATCTCGGCGAGCGACACCGGCTCGACCGTCGGTGGTGTGACGGTTATCAGCCTCATCACGAAGATCTCCGCTCTGCCGCCTGCTCGGCGACGTCATGGCAAGGGCGGCAGCGCGGCGACCAGTTTGACCGCCGCCAGAACAGCGATCGGTCGCCCCTATGCGGAACCAGGTGGTGCACGACCGTCGCCGGCTGGCCGCAGGGCTTCCCGTTGGAGACGCGTTCGCAGATCGGCCGTTGCTTGAGGAAGGCCTCGCGCTCCCGCTGCCACTTGGTGTCGTAGCCGCGCTCCCGCGCGGTCGGCCGCACCTGTTCGGCGCGCGCTTTGCGCTCGGCCTCGCGCTTCACCTGGCACGCGCAAAGCACGCCCGATGCGACGAGCTTGCCGCAGCCGCAGATGCGTGGCGCGCGGACCGGCATTGCTTCACCAGATCGCGACGATTTCGTCGGCGGTCGTGCCCGTCAAGTGCACACGGCGCGCCCGCACCGGCAGAATGATCCCGCCGGGGACGTTGGTGAACGTCACCGTACCACCACCCTTTGCGGTGACTTTGACGTTGCCGCCAATGCCGATCCAGAGCCCCCGTGCGAGGATGGGAAGGTCGCTGTCATTGCTGGGCGTCACCTCGACGACGTCTTCACCCGGTCCCTCGAGGCTCCGCGAATACGTTTCGAACGGATCGTCCACGCTGTTCCTCCTGGTCTAACGGGGCGGCGTCTTGTCGCCGCCGCCCCGCCATGGTGGACCCTTGGCCGAGCAGGATACTCGGCTGGTGTCCGCGACCTTTCCCCCCTTGAACCCCGCAGACGAAGCCGGGCGTCAGGCAGAGGGGATTCCCGTTATCGGGCGGGCCGCTAAGCGCCCTCATGCTCGCGCCCGGCGATGGGGTTACTGCGGCGGGTTCGCCGTCGGCATGCTGTGCGGCCGGCCGAGCACGGCGATGGCGGCGAGGAAGATGTTGCCGCTGTCGTTGCCCGTGGGCGTGATGGTGAGGCGCACGTAGCGCTTGGCGCCGATGTAGCCGACCTTCCGGCACTCGACGTCGTCGGCGAAGGTGAACCCGGCGAGCGCCTCGGTGCCGACGAGGAAGTCGTCGGCCACGGCCGCGTTGTCGCTGAGACCCGAGTTGTCACCGTCCTCGACGAGGACCGCGAAGGTGGCATTCACGTCGGTGTTCGTGCCCGTCACGATCGCGAAGGTGAGCGACTCGTAGCCGAGCCTGTCGATGATCGCGGAGAGGATGGCGGCGTTGTCCGTGCGGGCCGCCACCGGGGCGACGGCGGGCACGAAGTGCAGATGGTTGAGCTGGTCGCGCATCATGGGCGTGGCTCCTCAGGAGGTGGCGCAGCGGATCTTGCGGATCGCCTCGGGGCGGATGACGGTCGCGCCGACGCGGCGGGTCGCATGGATCCGGGTGACCCCCTTCGTGGCGAGCAGGTAGGGGTTGACCAGGATGGACAGCGCCAGGCGATCGACGATGCGATACGCGGCGTCGAAGTCGCCGAAGATGATCGGTTCGGCGGCGCTGCCGATGTCGGGCATGTCGACCGCCTCGACGACCGGGCGGCCGAGGATCGTCTCCGGCTGCCCGGCGGTGTACGCCGGCTGCCAGAGGTAGTTCCCCGTCGTGCCGTCCTTCAGCTTGCGGACGGCGGCGATCGTGTTGCCGTTCATCACCCACATGCCGCGGTTCCGGTAGGCGGCCGGGAGCGCGTACATGGCGGTGATGAGTAGATCGGCAGGCGCCGACCCGAGCGTCGAAGCGTTGCCGGAGAAGGTGTAGGCGATGCCGGCGGCCGTCAGCAGGCCGAGAGGCTGCCCGATACCGGAGCCGGAGATGAAGGCGAGGCCCTCCTTCTTGCCGAAGTCCTCGGCGAGCGCCTGGCGCACCTCCGTCTCGGCCATGCCGGCGCTGTCGGCGAGCAGCTCGTTCGAGATGTCGACGTAGGTCGCGAGCTCGTGCACCGGCACCTCGACCATGCCGAAGCTCGGCTCGCTCGCGGTCGCATCCTGCAGCTCGGCGCGCCAGCCCGCGTTCGTCACGCCGGTGCGCTTCGGGTACTGCACGGACGGCGACGAGGTGCTGCGGACGCTGGCGAGAGTGCGGATCGGCGAGAACTCGACGAGGTTGCGGATCATCTCCGCCGACATTTCGGCCGGAGCGAGCACACCGCCCTGCGGGTCGACGGCGACCCGGAGGGTCTTGATATCGACCGCGCGGTCGCCGCGGTGCAGGTACTCGGCGAAGGCCTTCTTCTCGGCCGCCGCGTCCGGGTCGTCCTTCTTGTCGCCGGCGACGCCCGGGCGGTTCATCTTCGCCTCGAGCTTGTCGAGCCGCTCCCCGATCGCCTTCACCTCGCCGGCCCGCCCTTCGACGGACGCGGTCAGGTCCGCCAGAGCCTTGGTGACGACCTCGTTCGGGTCGTCGTTGTCGCCCTTCAGCTCGATGCCGGGCGCCCCGGCTGCATAGTCGTGGACACGCATGTCAGCTTCTCCGAAGCGCCACGGCGGCGCGGTTCAATGCCTCGGCGAGCGCGATGGCGGCCGCGGCGGACTTGGCGGCGGTCAACCGCGCGCCGGGGTGCATGGGGATCGTGACGAGCGACACCTCGACCAGATCGAGGGCCGAGATGGTGCGGCCGCCGCCCCGGCGCGGGGACGCCTTGCGGGTGACGAAGCCAATCGACAGCCCGCCGACGGCGCCCCCCTGGACGAAAGCCCGGACCTCGCGGGCCCGCGCGACGTCGTCCACGAACAAGCGGCCCGTGACCTTGAAGCCTTCCGAATCTTCGACGAGGCCGGTCCACGCCCCAACGGGGTCAGCAGGGTCGTGAGCGAACAGCATCGGCACCGGCGCGCGGGCCGACGCGAAGGCGCCCTTCTCGACGACGTCACCGACGCGGTCCGGCGAGCCGAACGGCCAGGCGATCCCGGAGATCACACCGGCGTCGTCGATCGCCAGCGACGCCTTGGTTTCGAGCCGCTCCATCAGCCTTCCGCCTCCGGCGGCACTTCGACGGGGGCGTAGAGGAACGCCTCGCGCGACCCTGCGATCAGGTCCACTTGCTCGCGAACCCATGGGTAATCGGTCAGCAAGCGCACGACATTCGTGTGGGTGAACGGCAGCGCCTGCCCCTTCTCCGCGATGCCGCTCCAGCCGAGCACGGCGCCGGCGAGAAGCTCGACGGCGAACGATTCCTTGGCGGACTCGCTGGTCCGCTCTGCCTGCGGCAGGCGCCGATATCGCTCGATGAGGCCGTGCCGCGCCCGGCGCTGCACACCGCTGTCCGGCCCGGCGATCCGCATCTTGATCTCGGTCTCGAATCCGTGAGCGTCCATGATCGTGACCTCGAGCCCACGATCCTGCGCAGCGCGGTGATCTTCGAAGGCGGAGATATCGAACATCGTCAGGCCGCCGGCGTGCGGGTGAGCTGGATCGACGAGGCGATGCCGCTGTCGAGATACGCGCTGAAGGGCATTCCCAGGATGATCGGCCCGTCGCGGTTCATGTCGCGCGAGGTGCCGGTAAATTTGACCGCCGGCATCGAGAATTCGAGCTGGTTCCCCAGCGCGTCGGCGAGCGTGAGCAGCAACTCGACTGCGGTGTTGCTCAGGAATTTGTCGATGTAGCCAAGCGACTCCAGGTAGAAGCTGACAGTACCGGTGACATTGACCATGCCCGGCGCCAGCTCGAACGGGAGCTGATCGATCGACATGCCGTAGATCGGCTGCAGGTTGTTGGCGATCGACAGCTCGATACCCGACACCCGGCCGAGCGTCTGAGCCCCGTCGATCAGGGCACCGGAGAAGCCAACGAACGGCACCGCGCTCACGAGGGCCGATGCGGACCCGAGCGACGTCGCGGCGCTGGCGGTTTCGCGCGCCAGAATGTCGAAGGTCGCCGAGACGATCTGCTCCGGCTGCGCCGAGATCGACACCCCGTTCACCATGGCGCCCCGGTGGCGCAAGTAGCCGTTGGTGATGTCCGGGTGCCGTTCCTCGATCGTGAACGACTTGGGCGTGATGCCAGCCTTGGCGACGTTGCTCGACCAGGCGCCGAACAACGCCCCCGCGAGCAGCTCGTCGAAGTCGGCATAGGCGAACTGCACGTCGAGCGAACCTTCCGAGATCCGCGAAGTGGGCACCATCTCGCGCACCTGGCGCTGCGAGCCCATGTCGTAGATTGCTTCCATGTTCGCCGTCGGCGAGATCGTGCCGCCGATGCTCGGCAGCGGTTTCATGGAAGGCGACCCCGGTGTCGTCCCGAAGGTGGACTCGACGACGAATGCGTGGGTGGCGAAGAGGCCCGAACCGACGCCCATGACGCTACTCCTGCGGAGGCGCCACGGGCGCCGTGGTGATGTTGGGATTGGCGAACAGCTCGCCGCCGGCGTAGGGCGGAAGCCCCTCCCAGCCGCGCGCTTCGTTCGGGTTGAGGACGCGGGCGGAGATCAGCGACGAATAGGCGGCAGCTCGCGCACCCAGGTCGGCCCGCGTGAGGTCGTCTCGATCGAAAACGACGCGGTGCGTGCGCCGTTCTTCTGCCGTGAACAGGGACCGCCGGAGCGTGTCCTCAAGCGCCTGTAGCCACGGCTCCAGCGCGTATGTGAGGAACTCCAGACCCATCTGCTCAGAGTTGGACCAGGTCGCCCGGCCGAGGTCGAAGAGGATGTGCGGCGGCACGCGGAAGGCGCGGGCGATCTCCTGCAGCTCGAACGTCCGCAGCTCGGCGAACTGCGCATCGACGGAGTTGAACGCCAGCTGCTCGAATTTCATGCCCTCCTCGAGGATGGCCGTCTTGCCGACCCCCTCGCCGCGGAGTGTCGCGTTCCAGCTATCGGCGAGGCGACCCGCGGTATCCGGGCCCAGCTTTCCGGGCGTCGTCAGAACGCCACCGGGACGCGCTCCGTTGGCGAACAGCTTCGCCGCGTGGTGTTCCATTACGGCCACCCGGCCGATCGCCTCCCGCGCCAGCGTCAAGGGCGCCTGGCCGAACGGGGCGCGGAGGTGCACGACCTCGCCGATCGCCAGCGGCCGGGCACCCGCGTGATAGCGCGGCTCGCCGGTGTCGAGCGTCTCGACCGAGATCATCCCACGTCGGTAAGCGATCACCTCGCGCACCTGGCCGTTGATCCGATTCACCCAGGCGAGGCCACCCTCGTCGAAACACAGCGCCGAGATCACCAGGTCACGCACGAACAGCGGCCAGCCAAGCCACTCGTTGACCCCTTCACGAATGAGGCTGGACACCGGATGGTCCGGTGCCTCGACGGGCGCGCCGCCCGGCTGCGTTACCTCGACCCGCGCCGGCAGCGTCATCGCCGCTTCCGAGATCGCACGGACCGCCGCCGATACCACCGGCACCCGGAGCGCGCTGTCGACGCTGACTGTCATGCCCGACGCCGTCGGCACCGAGGCCGAAAGCCACGGCAGGTCTGCCCTACCGAGAGTGCGGGTTTCGAGGCCAAGGAATCGTCGGATCAACTGGCGCATCCCGATTCTATGCCGCCGATCCTCACTCGTCCTCAAGCACCTATCCGCGCGTCGGCTCAGAAACTGGCGTCAACTAAGTTCAAATGTAGTCATCGACGGCAGAGCCAGAAGATGAAAAGTCCAATTCGCCCAGCTCTTGAGCGTTTCTACCCCCGCCGGTCCCGGTAAAGCGGGGGAAGTTGGAGACCACCCCCCGTCGCCTCGACCGGCGCAAGCGCCGTCGACTGCAACGTTGCAGTCTCATCGCTCACGACGACAGCTCCACATCAGCTGTGGGTCGAAGGCTCGGCGCCCAGAACTCAGGCGGCACCATGCTGGCGTTGAGCCGGACGCCTCGCGCCTCGAACCAAGCTCGCCATGCAGCGAAGTCCTCACCACCCAACGGCACCCTCAACAGCGCGTCGCAGGCCGCCTCGTCGGGTGCATCTGACGCTGTCACGGTGCAACTGCTGCCGATCGTGAGCATCAGCCGAGCGCGCCGAAGGGTCGCCTCCGATCCCGCCAGTCGGTGCAGCATGGCGCACCACTGCCGCGAGAACGGCTGCAAGGTCATCAGCTCGCATTTTGTCCCAACATGGGACGAAATTCGGAGCTGCCGCCACTTCCTCTGGCGCAGGTACGTGGCCGCAGCGCACGTCATCGTGCGGCCGTGCCGCTTCATCTCGCTGACGAAGGCCGCTACCCCGGCAACCGCCGCCGCCCGATCGGGTGCGCCGAGCTTGAGCCATGTGCACCAGGCCGCATCGCGGTCGTCGATTGCCGCAGACGGCCATGCCGTCATCAGCTTCTCGAAGCCCTCGTCACCCGACCCCACGAGAGTGCCGATTTTCGTCTCAACCTGAGACGAAACCCTTTGCCGCACCTCGCGCGCGCCCTCTCTCTCATCCGTTCTATGAGAGATTCCAGTAAGCGTTTCATGGGGTGACACCCTGTCACCCTCCCCACTCGTCGCCGGGGAGCCGTGCAACCGAAGCCGGAACAGGTTGGAGGTTTGCCGTCCCTTGTGGCCGAAGCGGTCCTCGATCTCGATCAACCCGCGCTCTCGGAGGTGCGCGAAGTACCGCTGGATCGACCGATCCGACAGGCTCGTCGCCTCCTGCATCCACCGCACAGACGGCCAGCACTCGCCGCGCTCCGGATCGGCCGCATCAGCGAGCATCAGGAGAACGATCTTCGGGCCCGGCGGAAGCCGCTGACGCTTTGCCCAGATCATCGCCTCGAGGCTCACCCGCGACGCTCCGGCCGGAGGTGGAAGCGGTTGCCCTGGCACCCCCACTCGCGATCGAAGACGGCCTCGACGAAGACGAGGCCGGCGTCGGCGAGGCGGGCGACGTGGCGCCGAGCCATCGACTGGGAAATGCCCCGATGGCCCGCGATCAGCCGCCACGAAGCCTGCACGCATCGGGCGTCGCCTGCGAGCCGGCGAAGACAT